TTTTTAGTTTTAACTAATATTTCGTGTAAATACACTTGTGCTTCAGAACCTTCACCATACTGTATAAGAATAGGACTATAGTCATCTATATCTTCTGTCAATGGTTCTATATAAGTTATAGTGTAATCATTACCAGATATAGGATCTGGATCATTCCATACAAGAGGAACTTTATCCTCTATAGCTTTCTTTAGATCATTTAGATTTTTCATTTGCTGTTTTTTTATCATGGCAATGTTGGCAGAGCACCTGTAGATTGTCAATTTCACAAAAAAGCCTTTCTACAAACTGTGGAAGATCATTAGCACAATTAAGACTACCAGCAGGAACAATATGATCAACATTTACATTTTTCTCAGCAAACCAACTTTTACATTCGTTACACTGATATTCAAACTTTTGTCTCTTATTTGGTCCTTGGTATGCTTTACGTGCTTTCTTTTTACATTCCATAATAGGTTTCCAGAACCTACTTTTTTGTCGTAGTGCGCTTCTAATAAAACTCCAGAATGCTGATTCAGTCATAGTACCTGAGTTTCTTGGTTTAGGAACTGCAGGTTTTTTTGGTTTTCTGGGTTTACTATATGTCTTCTTGCGTTTCATTTATTTTCTTATTTAATATAGGCACAAGATGTTCTCTAACTTTCTTTGCCCCATGGTCTTTAATACTGTCTGATATGTCTTTGCTCAAAGGTAATAAAGCCACTTTAATAAAAGGATATTTCTCTTTATATTTTTGCATTGCATCTATACCTGCATTGTCATTATCAAACATTACAATAATATTTTCATACTCATTTTCCCAACACTCTATTTCACTACTACAAATCATAGTGTTTTCAGAGTCTGCAGCTATGACATTTAAACCAGTAAGTTTTAAGGACTTAATAGACATTACATCTTTAAGACTAGATGTAATAAGAAGATTTTTATTACCAGGTTTACATTGTTCAGTTCCCTGTATATAACTTTTGACTTTAATAAACTTTTTGTCTAAAGTTTTTGGTTGATACACTTTATATAAAGTGCCATCTTTCTTAAAATATCCATAGATATAGCTTCCTTTAATTTCAATGCAATCTATATCTTTTTCCATTATATATCTTTCAAGTGGAAAAACATAATGCTCTTCTAATAACTTAGAGCCAATGTTAAATTGAGTCCAATAATACTGATCTTTAGTAGTCCAGGATCTTTTTGTATATCCTGTAACTTTAAATCGAGCATATTTTTTTATTTCTTTAGACTCATATTCTTTTCCATTTTTTAATACATAATCATTGTATTCCTCAATAGTCTTAATACATGCTTGATGATATTTTAAACCAAACATCTCCTTTATTAAATCTATACTAGATCCAGATTTACCAGATGAAAAATCTTTATACCTATAAGTATTATGCTCATCGGTATAAATACACATACTAGGTGTGCGTTCATCATTAAATACAGATTTGATTTTTATAGTTTGTCCTTCTAACTTATAGTTTAGTTTGCAATAATGTTCAAATATCCATGTAACAGGTACATCTTTTATATCGTGTACTAAGTTTTTAGTTCTAAACATAATGGTAAAGTTAAAAAAATTAGGGGAGTGTAGAAACACCCCCCTTTGTCATTCTTAATCTTAAATCGAACTAAAAGTTAAAATCATCATTAGCTGGTTCAAACTTGTCAACAGACTTGTTTTCCAATGCTTTATAATGATATTTATTATTTTTATCAAATACATCTAATTTAGTTTCTAATGCATTACAGAATTTAAACTTAGGTAAAGACAATTTTACAATTGTTTTACCATTGTATTCTTCTTCTGTACCTTTAAGAAACCAATAAAGATCATTACCTTTCAATAAATCAATAGCATGATCTACCCAATCTTCAATAGAGTTAATTTCAAACTCTGTAGAAATGTTATCAAGACTTGATCTAATTCCTAATTCTTTACCAATAACAATAAGTTTGTTAAGAATTTCATTTTTATTGATATCATCTGTGTTAAATTGATCTGTCCAAATAGTAGCACTCACTCTAGAAGATTGACCTTTAAACTTAGGTCCTTCTAAGTCATTTTTATCAATAGCCCATCCTTCAAAGTTTGGCAAAGCTGGTCCTTCAAGAACCAATTCAAGTTGCTTTTTGTCACCTTTGCTAGATGTTCTCACTTGACCGCTAACAATATGCGCATAAACCACGCCTGGTTGGAGAGATTTAGATGCTCCACCACCTTTGACTTCTTGTCCTTTTGTACTGAACATAATAGTTGAATTTTAATAGTTAAAGTTTAATTTTCGTAATCAATAATTGCTTGTTTCACTAATGCTAAATCATTTGGTATTTCAAAGCTGTTAAACATACCTCTTGGGCTTTTACAAGTATTCTCACCATTATTAGTGGTTTCAAATATGTATCTAATAGCTCCTTCTTTATTCTTTTTTACTTTACCAAACAAAACTATGGAAAATAATCCTTCCAATGTAAGTTTTTCATCAACCATTCTACCAATTGTTTTGGCTTTGAACTTACGTTTACCTTCTACATCCAAACCTTCTTCAGCATGTGTTAAGAAAAATACAGTGAGATCATCACGCATATCTTTTGGCATTCTAGCAATTCTTGCTAAACCTGCACCTATTTGTGTGAATTTTTCATAACCTTTCTCATCTGCTCTATCAAAAAATTCAAATGAACTCATATACTGAAAATCATCAACAACAATGTTTTTGATTTCAGGACGTTTTTCACTTACATATCTAATACACGCTTCAATGTTTTGAACACCAGCACGATCGTACATATTACCTAAAGGGTGATCTTTACTCCATAGTGTGTACTTTTTCTTCCAACCTTTAAATGGAAGTGGTTTGTTTGCAACATTAATAATAAATGTTTCTTTTGGATCTAGTGTTTCAATACTAGTTGATTTACCAGATCCTGATTCTGCGATAATTAGTACGCCTTGTCCCATATGTATTTTAGTTTTTTACAAGATCATTAATCCACTCTTTCTTGCTTACAGGTTTTCCTGTATGAATAGCAATATAGTCTCTTATGGTCATATCACTACATGGAGCATCTACATCATCAAAGATACTTTTTGCTTGATTAATTTCATCTTCAAAAGCAATAAAACTATCTAATATTGACTCATCCATGTGATCAAACTGCTTTATATAATTTTCTTTTAATATTGTTGCAGATTGTCTATTCACTTTAGGAAGTTGTGAAAGAGGAACTAAATACTTTGGATTATAATCTTTACTTCCTGTATCATACTCATACTTATTTTTAAAGTCAACAGTATGAGGTAATCTATAAATAGTTCTTTCTGGATCAGAAGGATTCAAGTTATTATCAATTAATTCAAAATAATAACCTTTAGGTTTTAAAAATTCATTTACAAAACAACTTACAACAATTTGACCATTTTTTGTAAATGGATACTTCATGTTAAAATCACCATCTTCAATTTTAATATCTTTTATAAAATCTCTATTATGATTTAACATTTCTGTTCTTTTAAGCTGTCTATATTTTGCTTTTTCAGCGTCTGTCATACTTTCTAATACTGACATAATTTTTAATTTTAAAATTTATAATTCTCTTCCAATATCAGCAGAAGGAGTTCTTCTACCATTTCTTGGAACATATCCAGGTTGAATATTAACACCAGGTGATATAGTTTCAACTATTCTTTGTTGTGAAAATATACCTTTCATAAAAATAAGTTTAATGTTATTTGTACCATTTCTTACTTTTAATAAATGTGCAAATATCCCATCTTCAGTAACAGTATAGCTTTTAGGACCATATGCTGTAATATCAAATGTATATGGTCTTGATAATGCTATTACAACATCTGATGCTTGCATCATAGCATCACCACCAAATATATCTGAACTTGTAGGATAGTTTTGTATGCTACCTGGAGTTTTTCTAAGTGGATCTTCTATATTTCTATTGAGCTGTGTAAGCATAATAATAATTATAGGAAGCTCCTGTTTTAATCGTATAAGAACATCAGCTGTGTTATATAAAGTGTTAAGTTTTTCTTTTTCGTTAGCATCTTTCTTAATTAGCCAGCTGTGATCAATGGTTACAATTAATGGTTTACCTCCTAACTTGTTATAATAATAATGTACAGCTTTTTCTAATTCAGTAGCAGTGATAGATTTGTTAATCTGACCGCGATATACTTTTTTTGCATGTAATGCTTTACAATCTTCCAAGTATTTTTCTGCTTGTCTAAATTTAAAATCATCTAATTGCTGTTTAGTTGAAAGCAATTCATTGTAATCTAAACCAGTAGCGGCAACAATTTCACGCTGACCATATTGTTCATTAGTCATTTCAAGTTGAAATTCTAAAATATTAAAATCTTGTGTTGGATTAAGATTTTTACATTCTCTTAGAAGATTACTAACAAACATAGTTTTACCTGCGCCTGGTCTAGCACCTATTGTAACTACAGATCCCCACTCAATACCACCTGCTGTTGCATCATTTATATTTTGCCAAGGAGTAACAAATGATTTAATTCTACCTTTTCTACGATCATCTATATTTTTAATACTTTTTTCAATCACTTCATGATGAAGTTTAAAACCAAAAGGCCTTTCTTCATTCTTTTTCTCACTCATCTATCTTTAATTTTATAAGTGTAAATTTAAGCAATCTAATCGACAATATCAAAATTAATTCGATTAAAAAATATCTAAAAAAACTAATTTCAATAATGAAGTTTGTCACAATTATCCAACATAAAATACTAAATAAGGCAGATAATAAAACCTTATGTATTATCTTTTCATAACTCTTTATTTGCATCCATTTCTTCTTTTACAATTTCACAATAATCGGCAAGTTTAGATATTGATTCTTTACTCATTGTATCTTTCTTAATAAAGTTAGAACTGTTTGTCATATATTGATTATTTTTTTGACTACATTCATAACTATAATAATTTGCCGCTTCTAACACAATTTCCCAGTTATACTCTGGATAGTTTTTAAAGAACCATACAAACTTTTGTTTTAATTCACGAGCTGATTGCCTACCAGGACCAGTAGATAATTTCTTTGGAAAATATTGTTTATACTCATCAATATTTTTTTGAAAATCATCACCCAATACATCTGTAGCTACAACTTTTTTAGTTTTAACTAATAATGTTTCAAATTCATCTAAAATATTTAGTGCTTTATGTGTTAAAACACCTTTTTCAGTAATAAGACCTTTTACTTCAGCAACATGCTTTTCAGCTGTTTGGTTTATTAAATCGTTGCTTGGTTGTATTTTTTCTCTACAACAATCTAAAAAGTAAATCTGATTAGGACTCACTCTATATTTTATCAAGGTTTTCCAAAGCTGATGACTCATATTTCTTTTTTATATGATTAATAATTCTTAAATACTTCATTTTAAAACCTTCTTCAGTTTGATATAAATTACGAAAAGTCTTTATAGAGTTTATTACAGTTGTATGATCTCTATTAAGATATCTACCTATATCTGTATAGGTATGTTTCATAAGTTTTGCTACAAAACAAAAAATATGTCTTAATTCCATAATTTCACGATATCTACACTTTGGCTTTAGTTTTTGAACTCTTTCTCTAATTACTGGTAAAAATGGCTGAAAACATTCTTCGAGTTCAGATAGAGTTAAAAGATTATAATCTGTCTCACTAGACCCTTTATCTGTGATAACTATAGGAGAATATCCTACTTTTTCTGTAAATTTTCTTACAAAATCATTAATTAGTTCATTTTCTAACCTTCTTTTGTACTCATTTGGGGTCATATTTTTAGGTTTTTTAAATGAAAAATGCTATATTATATTAGAGGGAAAACCTCAAATTTATATATTTTTTTATATCTGTATCTATTTTTATTTGTATAATTTTTTTGAAAATGACAAGTACCTCAAAAAACTCCGTGGTAAGTGGTATTAAATTATACCTATTTCCATCACTTGTTACAATTTTAGCTATGATGATTTGGCGTGATGTTACTGAACTAAGATCAGATGTTAAAGCTCTTTTAGCTCAATCTAGTATAGATAAAACAAAAATTGAACAGCTTGAAAAAGAAGTTAGGTTTTTACAGCAGTCAGTTTTTGGAGTAAAATCTACACATACAACGTATACACCTGAGATTTATCACGATAAATTTTTTAAACATGAGGAGTTTTTTGATGAAACAAAATACTTAACTAAAAACAATTAAAATGGCACTAGGATGGTATGAAACATTGCAGCTTATTAAAAAACAAATAAAAAATATTTGTTGTAGACTTAAATTGATTGAAGATTTAAATGGTATTCCTGGTCCTCCAGGTCCTCCTGGTCAAGATGGAGCAGATGGTCAAGATGGTGCACCTGGTGGATTTGGTGCATATGGATCTTGGTATAGCACTGTAGATCAAATAAATATAGCAAATGGTACATTACCAATGACTGTAAATGTTGTAGACTTTGCTAGTGGTGTATCTATTGTTAATGGTTCAGAAATTACTTTTCTTAATGCAGGAAAGTATAATATTCAATTTTCAGCTCAATTCCACAATACAGGTGGTGGTGGTTCAGGAACTGTTGTAAATATATGGTTTGCTAAAAATTTAATAGCAATTCCTGATAGTAATACTAGAATTACAGTAAATACAAACAGTCCTTACGTTGTAGCTGCTTGGAATTATTTTGTTAATGCAAATGCTGGAGATTATTTTCAAATATATTGGACTACTGATAATGCAAATATTATTCTTGAAAGAGAGAATGCTGATCCAATTCATCCAGCAATACCTTCAGTAATTATTACAGTAAATCAAGTTGGGTAATATAAAATTGTAGTAATATGACAACTAAAAAGACTAAAAAGACAACTACTACAACTAAGTTTACAGTAAAGTCTTACTGGGCTCCCACTCCTAAAAAAGCTAGGAAGATTGGCGATGCTCTATTAGGTGTCTTTTCTATTACATCTATGTCTTCTATGATTACAGATCATAAAGGACTAGCTATTGCTTCAATAGTAATAGGTGTGGTAGGCAAGGTGCTGTCAAACTTTTTTTCTGAAGAACCTGTGCATATACAGGAAGGTGAAGTTCAATCTGATTAATATGAATACTGAATTTATTAAAAAGAATTTTGTAAATATTGTTGTTGTTGTATTACTTGCTGTAATACTCTTACAAACTTGTAAAAAACAATCTGTAGAAGTTACAGGTCCCACTATAATTAGGGATACCACATGGATTATCAAAGACAGCACTGTATATTCCAAACCACAAGTGGTAAAGACTATTACGGTACCTATAGAGCAATGGTCTACAGAATATCTTCCAGACACTAATTATAGTAAATTGGTAAAACAATACACTGAGCTAGCTGAAAAGTTTTTAGCTTCTAATATTCATGCTGACTCAGTTAAAATAGATTCTATAGGATATGTTCATATTACAGATACAGTCAGTAGAAACCTATTAATAGGTAGATCCACTTACTATAATCTAAAGTATCCTATTATTAAAGAAACAATTATACTTCCTGAAAAGAAGCGTAATCAACTATATGTTGGTGGTCTTTTACAAGGTAATGTTGCTGTTATGCCTAGTCAAATAAGTGTTGGTGGATTATTTAAAACAAAGAAAGATCAAATATATGGTGCCACTATTGGTATTGATCGCAATGGTCAAATACAATATGGTGCACAGATTTATTGGAAAATAAAACTTAAATAATGGTAACATCTGCTAGAGCATTACAGAAGTATGGTGATCCCAATTTACAAAGAGCTATGGCTATGTGGGATGTACCTGCTGATTTAGAGATAGGTGTAATTCCTAAACGTCTCTATTGTAATAGAGATATTGTAGCTCCTCTTACACAAGCTTTTAGAAATCTTATTTCTAGAGGACATGTGTCTGAGCTTAAAACCTGGGATGGTTGTTTTAACATTCGTAAAAAGAGAGGGCTTGCCTCAATGTCTCTTCATTCTTGGGGTATAGCAATAGATGTGAATGCTTTTGAGAATGGACTTAACCAAACTCCTAAACTATCTGCAGGATTTGTTAAATGTTTTACAGATGCTGGTTTTGACTGGGGTGGTACATGGAAAAGAAAAGATGGGATGCATTTCCAACTTTCTAAAATCTAATTGTGAAATGGTTATTTTTAATACTATTTAGTTTTCTTTTTTGTTTTGGTAAAAGTCAAAACGGAGGGCAGTTCTTTGAAAATAATGTAATTAGAATAAACTATTTAGGATATTCTAATGAACAGCACACTTTTATAGTGTGTAACAAACAAGATTGTGAAGCAAGAATCAGGACAAAAGCTGATCAAGATTCTGCCATAGATATAATGGTTAGAGCATTAGAGTGTGAAACAGTATATGTTACACGACCAACTAATATAAATATATTGTTTAGAGTTAAAGCTGAAACAGCTTGTATAACTAGACCAGATATGGGATGGTTAGAATTAAATACTTCTCTTGTAACACTTCCTTTAATTGAGAGTAATTATGTACTTATTAATAGAGGACCAAATAAATTAGAGATATCTATTAAGAATGGAGTATTTAAAAGTTCTTTTACAAATACTAATTATACACAAACTTTAAGAGTATTTAGTCTTAGTGGAAAGAAACTGTACGAAAATAGGGTTATAGTGGAAAAAACTTATCAAAGTAATGTTAACCCCCATCTTGAAACTGGAATAAACTTAATTGAAGTTGTTATTGAAAGTAATAAATATGACAGATTTATTTTTAAATATTTTAAACAGTTTTGATATATGAAATCACACATAGTTATTATTGCTGTAATATTGTTATTGTTAATAACTAGTATCATAATTGTTTCTTGTAATAAACAAAATGATATTGTTTCTTTAAAAGAAGACCAAAAAATTACTTGTGATTTCTTACAAGGAAAGTATAATGTTGTTGCAAGAATGTCTCAAAAAGAGCAAATAATTGCGACAAGAAGAGGAAAAACTAGAGATACAGATAAAGATGGTTTTCTTGATTCACAAGATAATTGCTCTGTCACATTTAATCCAGATCAGTTAGACAGTGATAAAGATGGTACTGGTGATGCTTGTGATGCTACACCATTTCCTCCTATTGTAGGTACAGGATCTTGGGTGGTATTTTTAAACTTCGATGGTGAATATGTAAATAGTCGTTATTGGATACCTCAAAACGCTGGACTACCATTTTATGCTACACCATCAGGTCTAAGTCCAACAGAGATTAAAAATATTGTAGATTCTGTAACAGCTGATTTTGTTCAGTTTAAAAACATTAATGTTACCACAGACTCTAATGTTTATAAGAACGCTTCTGTTGTTCGTAGACAAAAAGTAATAATTACAGAAAATTATGAATGGTATTGTGGACCTACAGCTTGTGCAGGAGGTGTTGCTTTTATAGAATCAATTACTTGGGGATTAGACGTACCAGCATTTGTATTTAGTAAAGCATTAGGTTATAGACAAAAATCTATTTGGGAAGCCACTTCACATGAGGCAGGGCATACTTTTGGATTATATCATCAATCCCATTTTGATACAAATTGTAATTTTCTTGCAGAGTATTTTGCAGGTTTTGGAACATCAACAACAGGTAGAGCACCTATAATGGGTAATTCATATTCTAGACCAGGATATTGGTGGATAGGACCTACATCGGGTGGTTGTAATTACATACAAAATGATAGTTTATTTATAAGAAATATTGTTGGATATTAAAAATTTTGAAAATGGTAAAAAATATCGTAAATTATGGATGTGGGTGTGGTAAACCTACTAGACCACGTCCTACTAGACCTAGACCTTAAATAACTTTTAAAAATTAATTAAAATGGCAAAGAAACGCGCATTTGTAAGGTACAGCAAACAAGGAAAAATTGTACCTGGGAGTTTAATTCTTACAGCAGGATCATTTCCCAATGGATCTTCAACTTGGTATGAAGTTCCAGCAGACTTATGTTGTTTAACAACTACTACTACTGTTCCTCCTGGACCAGCACCAACTACAACTACCTCAACGACTACTTCAACAACGTCTACTACTTCAACCACTACAACCACTACTACTCCATAATGGCAAAAGGTAAACTTACAGACTCTAGAAAAATCACATTTGGTAAACGCAAGGGTGGCAAAGCTGCTAAATCACGTGGACCCAAGGATAAATCTGTGTCTAAATATCGCGCGCAAGGACGCTAACCCTCTCTTATATATAAGCTATTAGTTCCTCCTTCCTGCTAATAGCAAAAGTAAAAAGCCCCTTTTTACAGGGGCTTTCTTTTTTTTAACCACTAATCTTACCGTCCTGATCCACTTTAAAGATTCTACTACCATCGAAGACAATTGCTTGACCTTTCTCTGAGTATTGTTTAATTACTTCTGTATTAAAATGGTGAAATCTCGCACCTTTAATACCTATAAAGAAAGCTTTATCAGAATAAATACGACAGCTATCTTCTGCATCTGTAATGACAAGTGCATTAACGCCATTTTGTTCTATTTTATTAACAACATTATCAATGCATGTACCACCACCAGAATCCATCATTGCTATATCAAGTATGCTATCTTTAACTTTACGAACTCTTGTATCAAATTCGTAGATGTTGTTTAACATGTCCATAGATTTCATCTTAGCTGCAAAGCTTTTAGCAAAATCCATTTTGTCAATAACATCACCTTTTGAATTTTGTACACCACAACTCTCACCCATAGAACCTGATACATCAATATAAATATCAATCTTACCCATTTTCTGAGTGTCTTTGATGTTTATATCTTCAATAAAGATTTTACGAAGCTTGGGATGTAATAGTTCAAATTCATCTAGTCCAGCTACATTATCTGAGTTAAGTAAGTCTTCATATTTCACTTTATCTTTTGCACTAAAATAGCTAGTAGATTTATCTAATAGTTTCTTAATTCTATCTTTTAAAGATCCCATAGACAAACTTAAGCTCTCTAAATTAGCTGCAACATTCTTAAGATAGTCTGGTGTAAGTTTAGCTGCGCCATCTCCACCACTATTATTACTACAAGCTTCAAATAATCTTTCTTGCGTGTCTTCAGGCATAGCACCATCCATTTGCTTACAAAGATCTTGCGCTTGTTGCATTGCAGAATCAAGCATAGATTTACCAGTTCTTGAGTTAAGAGCTTTATCTAATGCATTATCTGCACCTTGATTATTAAATTCATCACCATTGTTCATGCAATTTTCAAGATCTTCTGCAGCTTGAGGATCAGTGTATTTAAGCATGGTTAATCTAGCTATAAGATAACTAACAATATTACGAGTGAAGATTGCTGATTTCAAATTAGATTTTTCAGTCATCACTTTACCTACAGGATTATTAGCTTTCTCTAGAAACTTATACTTTGTATAGTTTTCTGGACCTCTATCAACAAAATCAAGCTTCTCAATTTTGTTGTAATACATCTTGAATATATCATTTGAAACATGTTCTGGAAACTCTTCATAGGTTTCTCTAAACAGTTTACCAAACTCTTCTACTTTTGGTGCATTAGATCCTAAAGCTTTATATTCACTATGAGTAGAAAACTTTTGAAAAAATTCAGCTGCTGTTCCTGGGTTTGTTACATGAGTGTTAACTATATTGTACAAACGATTTTCATCAATATAGTGTAAATAAGGTTTAACTAGGTCTGGTTTTTTGTAGAAATTAATCTTTCCAAATAAACCATCACTGTCTTTATAATAGCTATCAATTTCACCTTTCTTTACTTTCTCAAGAATAGTGTATACATTTTTATATTCTTTAGCCATAAGCTTAAATTAAAAAAAGGGTACCATTTTTTGGTACCCTTTTATTATTAAAAATTAAAGAGGAAGTTCCTCTGTCAAAATCTCATCAAATTCCTGAGATAACTGCTTGTTTTTTCTAGCAGGATGATTCTCAAGAATATAAGCCATAGAAATCTCTACTTCTTCTACTTGTGTTTGATCCATATTACCTCTTGAAGCATAAGTATTTACCAAACTTTCAATTTCAGCTACAGCCAGCTCAAGCTCCTCATTTGTATTACGAGAATGTAACATCTCAACTTTAGACATTACAGCTTTAACTTCTGCACTCATTAGCTTGTTTTGAAGCTCGCTCGCTGCTGTTTGACTAATCATAATCTGAGCAGTTTTAACAAGAGCTTTATCAACACTAATATCCCAGATATAAGATACAGCTTTAGCCAGTCTTGGCACAAATGTCAATGTACGATCAGAACTAGCTGTATAACCTACTTCTAGATATTTGTCAAGCTTGTTAAGAGGAATTTCTACGCTTTCAACTTCTGTAGCATTTGGAATGCCAATTGTAAAGTTCTCACGATATGTACGTGCACCTTTAGAATAGTATTTAGACATTTCACCAGGAGATACACGATTTACAGTCATTTTGAGCATAAAACGATCCCAAAAAGGTGAATCTACTTCATCTTTTGGAATTTCATTACAAGTGGCAATAAACAATTTCCATTTACAAGGAATTTTGTGTTTACCATTGAACAGAAACTTCTCGTTCATCACACCCAACATTGCATTACGAATAGCTGAGCTTGCTTTGTCAACCTCGTTGATGATAACAATGTCTGCATCTGCAATAGGTGTATTAAGCTCATACTTGTTTTGTGTAAACAAAGTGTCTAGATCTGGCATACCTTTAATCTCAGAAGCTTTAGTGCCCTCATCAGTTTCTAGAATATACATTTTGCTAGCAAAGTCTTGTGGTGTCATTTTACCATCTCTGTTCAACCATGCTTTAGCATATTCAATAATAGTTTTAGTTTTAGCAACGCCAGGTTCGCCTACTAACAATAAGGGTAAACCTGTAGCTTCTGCTAAAGCTAACATCTTAAATACTTCTTCTTTGTTAATCAAAGATGTCTCAATATGTCTCACTTCTTGTGTAGTACGCTTAGTAATAGTTTTTACTTTGCCCATGTTTTTATTTTTAAAATTTTGTAAAAGTTGTTCTGTTTCTGGTTTAGTAGTTTGTACTGGTGCTGTTGTCTGTTGACCAGAAGGTACTTTAAGACTGGTAGGAACCCATCTTTTTACACCTGATACATTTGACTGTACCATCCAAAATCTACCATCATTTCCTTCTAATATACTTCCATCTATATAACCTGTTGCGCTGACAGATGGACTTGGTCTATTTGCTCTATTATTACTCATATTATTAGAGTTGTGCAAAGATGTCGACTGCGTTAGATACTGACTCAAACTTATCCACTCTTTCTTGTGTACTGACCATATTAAGCGTTGGTTGCTGATCGTCTGTATTTGTCCTGGAAGGTTCTGATTCTTGGGTGGTGGTATCATCTATAATATTAAATACAGTTAGAGATGTATCTGCATCTTTAAGTTTTGGATGTTTTCTAATAGCTAAGATTTGTTTTTCATTAGCACCATATTTTGTTTCGATTGATCCATAACCAAGATCATCTTTCTTTAACCAGGTTAAACCTTCACTGAGGTCATTTAATAATTGTGATACAGTTAAATCTACTTTGTTGATAGCCATAATTATTGATTATTAGTTGTTATTAGCAGTTATTACCAGTTAATAGCAAAAGTTTTACCATTTTGACCTATAATAATTTCATTTATTTTATTAAATACATCATTACAATCCCATTTACCTCCATTGTATGCTGCAGAGGCTGGATGTGATACTTTTATAATATGATGTTGATGACCAATCATTGTTTCAAATTCTTGAGCTTGCTTACCTAGCAAAACAAAAATTAGTCCTGAGTTTGTATAGTTTAGTATATCTAATACATAAGCTGTAAACTCTTTCCATATAGGTACATGTGAACCTATTTTATCTATTTCACATGTAAGAGCTGAGTTTAGCATTAGTACACCTTGATTAGCCCATCGTTTAAGGTCTGGATCTTGATGACTTGGAAAGTCTTGATGAACTGTTGTTTCAATAGCTTGAAATATATGTCTTAAGCTTGGCTGTGGTTTACCTGTTAAACTACAAGAAAAAGATATACCATCAGCTACACCAAATTGTGGATATGGATCTTGTCCAATCATTACCACTTTAAGATCATTTATTGGACATTCTTCAAATGCCCTAAATACATGTTTAAGAGGAGGAGTAAATCTTTTACCATCTTCTCTTAATTTATATAACACTTCTAAGATTTTATCAAAGTCAGAACTTTGTACAAATCCTTTTAGTTTACCAGCCCAACCTGAAGGTTTAAGCTTCTCAATAAGTTTTGTTTTAACTTCTTCAAGATTTACTTGTTCAGTCATATATTTTAATTAAATTTGTTATAAATTATAACAGATGAGCAAAAAAACAGAGAAAATACATATAATACGCAAAGATGCTAAAATAAATGTAGTATTTACTTCTGGTATGGTTGTAAGACTACAGCAATTACAAGCATATATGGTAAATGGACTTTCAGATGAACAAATTAACCTCTTTAATGCAGAACTTAAGCATCATGCTTATGTTGTTAAAAATGATACACAATTTACACAGGAGTGGATGAGTCATTTTATAACTTTAAGTTTACTAATGCATGATATACAATCATATGCTAAAGAACAAGGAATGACTAATGAAATAGAACAAGAATCCTACTTAAAAGATACATTATTTAATCTTATTGAAGAGGATAATCTATTTGATGACCAATCTCAATCGCAGCCTGAATAGCTAGGGACAATTCGTCCCTAGAGCATTCTGCAAATGATTTAGCAAGAAAATACTCTTTACCTGCCACTTCTCTAGCTATACAAAGCCCAGCTCTATCTTTTACAAGTATTTTCATATTTTCTACTGTTTCACCTATATGTGTAGCTAATTGTTTAATCATTACATGAAGCTTAGCTAGTTGTGGTAGTGTACCATCATCATGTGTTGCTTCAAAAAAACATTCTACTAATTGTCCTTCTTCTACATGTGAAACAAACAACTCATATTGTTTAGAAGAAGAAAGGCTAGCAAATTCTAGCCTTCCATTCTTCTTAATATATTTACCTACAAAGTGTAAATTCTTTTTCATACATCTAAATACTTAATTTTAGACTGATCTAAATCTTTAAGAGCTTCATTTACCCATCTTTCATCAACTGTATCTTTATAACAAAGTATATGTACAGTGGCTGTTTGAGTGGGGTTAAGTCTTAAAAGACGACCTATTCTTTGACTTGCTTTACGCTCATTACCATATGAATGCATGATAATGCCAGCTTCTAAATTAGGTATATTAACACCTTCATTTAGCTGCATTACACATGATAATTTTTTAATAGTGCCATCTTTAAACATTTGAAGATTTTCTTCTGACTCAGAATTATTAGAATGTACAGAATATTTACAAAGTTTATCTGCTTGATCTTGAGTGTTACAAAATACTATACATTTTTCTTTAATGTGATTTAATAACTCTCTAGCATAAACTTCTTTGGTTTTATATTCCATAATAGACTTCATACGCATAATAGAAGCAATTTGTTCTTGCTTTTTAGTTTCTGCTTCCATTATTCTTCTGCTTTGATAAGCATAGTTTTTTACTTCTGACGTATAAAAGTTATTATTCTTAAATTGTACATGAATGTTATTTTCACTTGAAAGAGCCATTCTATGCACAATAATTCTATAATCATTTAAAATATCATCATCTACAGCATCATCTGTAATATAATTATACATTATAGGGCAATATTGATAAACCATTTCACCTTTTTCAGATCGATGATATCTTGGAGGTGTACCAGTTAAACCCAATATTCTACCATTAAACATTTTTAGAAAAACATCATGTGTATATAATAAACTATGACATTCATCTAAAACTATTAAATTAAATTCAGATGGATTGTATTTGTTTAAAGAAAGATATGTGGTAAATTGTACATTGTCAATATTAATGTTAAACTTTTGAGCATCATCTTTCCAAGATTCAAATATTGAAAGTTTAGGAGCTACTACAAGAGCTTTAACATTTGTTTTATTTTGCCAATGATCAATGTATTTAAGACCAATCAAAGTTTTACCAACACCCATTGATATTCCTAAACCACATCTTCTATTTTTAAGTGCAATATTCAATGCTTCTTGCTGGACTTGCTCTCTTTTATTCATTAGTCAAACACTCTTTGTACAGTTTGATCAAAAGGATTAAATTCAACCTGATTATATGATCTATACTGACCTTGTTCAAAAATCATTTTAGCATGCTCATCATGTGTTAGCACACCTAATGCTTTAAGTTCAAAGTCAATAGATTCTGTATTACGTTTATAAGAAATACCATTTTTAGAATTAAGAACGTGTTTCTTAATTTCTCCAGTGGCATCTCTACCCTCACCTTCTCCAAGGACAAGAGTCTTAGTTGTTTCTTTTTTCATAATATTTATTTTAAAGAGTTGTATGTCTATCTATATCATCTGTTATTTCATCTAAATCTTCATAAACTTTATCAATAATAGCATATGCTTGACCAGCTTTAAAGCCAGCTCCAGCAACTGTTATGTCTTGATAATCTTTAATGTCCATAAGTTTTTCAGATGCATCTTCTAATCTATTTACAAGATCTGAAAGCTTTCTATAAAGCTCATGTAAATCATATTGTTCTTTTTTTGCCATAATTTATATTTTTATAATTCTTCATCATCTTCCCAAAATACTACTTCAACGCTTTTTAATGTACCATCATCTGTATATTTAGCATATACAGGGTATACACCATCTCCAAATGCTGTTCTAAATGCTACACCAACACCTGGATGCCCCATTTTATAGTTTAGTTGACCATGTCCTTCACTAGATAAAGTTGCATTAGCACACGCATTATAACTAAAACTATGTAAAGATGTTGGTCTATCTATATCAATCCATTCAAGTGTTTCTATAAGTTCGTTCATTGTTTTTCCATCATACCTATCAATGGGATATTCATAGTGTGGAAAATCTTTACCAAATGTCAAACGATCTTTGGTTACTTTATGCTCATATACTCTAATATCAGCAAATTCTTCTTTTTCCCATTCTGATTCTATATAACATGGGTCACATAGTAGGAGTTGACCTGAATCAACTCCTACATGACCTATCAATTCTTCTTGCATTTAATATCTACTTTTATAGTATTCTAAAATATTAATAACTCTTTTTACTAAATCTTCTTTTGATTCAATAGCTAATTGTATATAGTCTGAGTTATTCTCCATTTCATCACAAGCATTCTCAATAATTGTATTTATTAAGAGCTCTCTAATAGATTCTTTTTTCTTGTTCTTTTGTATAATTCTTTTTGGCATAACTTAAGTTTCTGAATACATTAAATCAAGATACTGTTCTTTTTCTAAATGATAAGATCTTACATCTTCACTTTTATCAGACTTTTTAACTATAATCACATCACCCTGTCTATATATTCTTTCAGGGTTAGTGATATCTATACGTATAGTCCAAGCAATTGCACGTATAGCATCGTATTCATTATCTGCTTGTTCTGACCACCAGCTATTTCCTGTAGCTGCTTTATTGTCTACATACAACCAATATTCTCTACCAGTTGTTGTACACCAGCATCTTACAGCAAATACAGGGTTTGGAGATCTACCCCATCTATCTTTGTCATAAAGCTTTGTACCTTCTATTTCATAGAGCTCATATACATCCTTAAAGGTACGAAAATTTTCTTTATTATCCTCGTCCCAATTAGCTCTTTTCTTGGTGATTTCTTGTCTATCTCTAAGTTTTGGCCCAAGCTGTTTAAATAGTTTTTCTACTCCAATACAGTCAAAATAAGTGCGTCTTTCTTCTGTATTTTCTATACTTAACGCATCTTTTACTGTAACTGATTTAATACTATTCCAACAAGATTGTACAAATTCACCAAAATCATTAAGACTAGGATGTTTAATTACATCTTCTTTAAAGTCTTTAAACTCTGTGTATTTAGTTTTCCAAAGACGTAAAGCATTTGTCAATGAAAAACCATCTCGATTATTTACTGTATATTCATGTTGATCGTAACTCATAATAATTAATTTTTATCTTCAAGCATTTCATCTTCTTCAATATAAAGAACTATATCTTTTTCTTGAGATGTATACGTACCTATACCAATTTCTGTTATTTTAAATTCAGTATAAGCACCTTTATCTTCACCATCTGTTTTTAAGAACATTTCAGATTCCCAGATATCTCTAAATTCATTACCTTCTTCAATAAACTTTTCTATAAGCTTTGGTATTTCATCATCAAGTACATCTTGAAGAACACGTTCCATTTCTTTATGCTCATCAGTAAGAAATCCATTTTGTATAGCAAAGTTTATCTCAGTTGATACAGATTCATCAGGACTACATTCTATACGATAATGTATTCTATCATACCATAAACTGTTAGGAACTTTTAAAGAGATATCACAGTCATAAGATATTCTTTCATCTTCTTGATAATCATCAATGCCTATAAAAGCATTTTCTGCTGGATCAAATTTTGCAGAACCTGTTGCATTAAATTCACCTGCCCATGATCCATAATCAAGTTCATGATACATACTATTTACAAGATGATCTGTATATTCATTATCTACAGTTTCTCCATCAATTTCAAAATGTGCCCATCCTGAATCTCCACCACCTTCCCAGTGGATTACAAGTTCTTTTCCATCTTTTACTTGTTGTTTACACCATTCAAGTACTGATAGTTTTACTTCTATTTTTTTAGCTTTCGCTGCTTTTTTACTTAGTGACATAATCTAATTTTTGTTCGTTAATTTCTTTTAACATTGCTCTACCTTCTCCAGGTTTATACATCCAGCCAACAATATTCATATTGTCTAGATATTCTTTAATAGTGGGAATAAATCCAATATCTTCTTTTACGTGTTGTTCTCCTAATGCTCTTACTGGTACCATTTTACCATCAGAGTTTGTAATATATACTCCAAACTTTTCTTCACACCAAAAAATACCCTCAGCGTGATGTCTGAGGGTGCGATGTCTCATGTCTGGATAATGAGCTTTGGTTTCATCAAACCAATTGTGTATAGGAAGATAGTCATCTACTGATCCTCCCCATTTTCTTTGACTAGAAATTGCGTGATGTAATGGGTGTGACATAATTTATTTTTTTTCTTTTCTTTTTTTATACTCAACAGTGGCCCATGTACCAATAAATGAACCCAATATAGCTGGTATAATTAATGTTTTATCATTTGTATAATGTATTACAGCAAATGCACCACAGATGTAAACACCTGCGCCCCAAAAGCCAGCAGAAACAGACTTTCTTTCTTCAATTTTTATAAAATAATAAGTCCAACAAACATCTGCTATTGCTATTGCAAAAAATACACCAATAAATGATAAAATATAAGACATAGTTTAAATTTTACATAAAAAATAAAGAGCTGTTGCTGCAGCTATCCATAAAATAGTAAATACAATTGTTTCAATAACTAATTTAGTCTGTGATTTTGTTTTCATCTTTTACTTTTTGATAATGACTACTGTCCCAAAAATATTGACAATTGTCTTCTTGTTTATTATATGGGCTATTTACGAAATATGATTGGTCATACTTAGAAGGTGTTGCAGTGTATCTATAACAATTTTCTTTTAGTTTACACTGATGATCCTTACACATTGTAATATCTGGCATAACTTAATAATTTGGTTTTAATTTTTCTAATTCTGCTTCTAAATCTGCTAAAGGTTTCCAACTATAATTACATTCTGGATTTAGTTTCTTTAACTCATCTAAAATATCTTGTCTTCTACCATCTCTATAATATTTATCTTCTATAGCATCTGCTAACCAGTTTGCTTGTTTGTCACCATAAATGCTAAGTCTTAAATCATACCAACTCCATTTAGTTTTATAGTCAACCATCATAATTCCTTTGGTTAACTTATCGCTTAAATTAGCAAGGGTTCTATTTCTAACTCTTACAATACTATTATCATTTCCAAAGAGATGTAAGAATCTAAGCACCCATCTTGGACACCACCATGGCTTAGCTTTATAATCTAAAAATATCACTAATGGTTCTAATGCTAGAAATATCTCACTGTCTTCTTTCCATGGTATAGATCCAAGATAATGATATTTCTCGTGGAAGTTCTTAGGAAAGAATACAGCTCTGATATGTTCCCATTTAATGTTCATAGTATGTATCATACCTTTTTTTCTACCTCTCCAAAATGGCAAGGATTTAAAGAAGTCGATTGCTTTTTCTTTAAATGGTTTTGGAGTATAAAATTTGCTTTTTTTATTTATTTTCATATTATTTATTTTAAAATAAAAGGCCTAACTAAAATAACTCCTAGTCCAAAACCACATGCAAATGCAGTGGCTAAATAAAACCTGTCTTTAAAAGTTTTACATTCTATATTAAAATGGTTCATTGGTAGACAAATATATGGGTTTAGAAATATCATTAAAAACATTCCTACATAGTTTCTTTTCTCAAGAAATACAAGTCCACATACACCTGTTATTTCAATAAATAACGCACAAATAAAAACTATAAGCAGTCTATACCTTAGTTTCATCTGATATAAATATTTTTAATGTTTTACCATCATCTTGAATAGACATTTCCACACTAATATTATGTTTAACTAACACTCTTCCAGGTTTATCACCTGAATGATCTATCACTTCAAATCTAGTTACATCTTTTAATGGATTTTCTGCTTCTTCATTTTCATCCCAAAATCTACAAGCAAAATACTCTCCATACTCATCTATAACTTTTTTTGGATAGCCTTGCTCTATGAGCCATGGAATAACATCTTTTTTTCTATCTTCAGGTATTGGCTTTGGAAACCCATATTTCCAGCCACTTGGTGGGTCAATTATTGTCATAAAATTTTTATTTTTATACCCTAACAGGTATTATATTACTCAATTTGCCTCATTTTGTACCCTATAAGGTACATTATTAGCCATTTCAGTATTATATTTCTTTTTTAATTGTTCACGTTCCGTGAACACTATTTTTTAATTGTTCTCTATACCAAAAAGCTCCTTGTTGAAAGTGTACCATTGGTGTTTCTAGCATAGCACCATTATCATATTTTATACTTGCATTCCATATTTCCTCATTTGACATTTCCTTTATAACACAATTTGATATTATTTGTGGTCTAGCATTTTCAAGTTGCTCCTTCTCCATTTGTAAAAGTTCAATAGCCTTGTCATAACAACTTCCTTGATCAAATGGAATAACTTCACTCATATCTTCCATCCATTTAATTAATTGTTGCATTGCTGTTTGTTGTGCCATAGTTATTTGTTTATCACTTTACTAATCCTATCAAATAGTTTCTGTAATTCTTCTACAGAGTCAATAGACCATCTTTCTGTCTCCAGAACATAGAAACAACCTTCATCATTATCTATTCCTAATGATGATTCACATCTGATAGTAAGTTCTTCTATATCACCTTCATCTACACAATTAGTTTCTTGGCTAAATGTGAAAGTAGCATTTTCTAATTTTGGTTCTTGATCCATAATTATCGTTTAAAAAATTCTCTAATACGCTGTTTTAATGTAAGAGATACTAATTCAAATTTTTTTATTTGTTTATTCCATCTCACAACAGGATCTTTTGCTTTTTTAAATACACATATTCTACAACATCTATTTCTACCTAAATCTGTTTTAATAGTAAATCTTGTAGCTTTATGATACATAAAGAGTGGAAATGTCCTTTTACAACAATAACATCTTTTACTTAACGGCATCTTTAATATTTCTAATAATACGATTAATTAAGAACTTAAAACAAGCCCAATATATTAGTCGTCTTGCTTTTGAATATTTTATATATCCTGCTACATATGCATCATCAGATCTATAAAGAACATATTCTTTAGTTATATAGCCATTATCCCAATCGTCAGATGTTTTACAAAACTGTATTTTACCAGTTTCATAACGAGATCTAAAATAGAAATAATAACCAATAAACCAACCTTCAGCTTGCACAGGACAATAACCATGTGGTTCATGCTTCCAAGTGATCATAAGTTCTTGTGCTGTATACATTATAATTCCTACAACTGCAATAACAGCAGCTGTAACTATTAATCCTAATAATATATAATCCATAATTATTTTCTTTTTTTAAAAAAATCATTTAAAGTTTCCCAATTAATTTCTTTTTGAACTGGTTTTTTTACTACAACTGATTTTACACTTTTTAAAAAATTTGTTTTACGCTTTTCAAGAAGTTTGTTGTAATAAATTTCTCTTTTTTCTTTAGTAGTCATATCAATCTAATCTAGAATTACTAAAACCAAGTTCTTTTGCCTCAATAGGATTTTCTTCTATCCATTTGTGACAATTTCTACAAACAGCTAACCAGGTAGACATTTTTAAATAATTTTCACCTGTTCTGCCTGACTTATGATGCACATCAGTACTATTTCCTGTACAATGAATGATTTTTGCTTCACAAAGAGGCTTTGCAATAAGAAAAACCATTCTTAATTTAGAATAATTATCCATCTCAACCTGCCTCTTTTTAGAGACAGGTGAGATAGATTTGGGCTTATCAATAGTGTACCAGCATTGCTGACAATACTTTTCTTTGCCATGTGATTTCCAAATGTGTTTCATTTGTTCACAGCCAGCACATTTTTTAAGTTTTGCCTTAATCATTATGCTAAATTAAAAAAGTTTTCTGGTAAAACACCAGATTGTACAAGTCTTTTTGCCAAGCTTTCAGAACTAATCTTAAGATCTTTTAGAGATAATGGAATTTTTACAGATGTATCAACTCCTTTAATGTTTACAATTGCTTGAGCAATTTTAGAATTTGGAAATAATTTAGAAAGAAAACTATCCATTTCAGCATTAGCTATTTCAAGTTTATATTCATTAATAACTTCTTTAGCTTTTCTATGAATAGATTGGATTCTTTTAATATGATGTGGTCTCATTTCCATAACCACTTCATTAGAATAAGCTTTAAATCCATAAACAGCTTCATTATAAAGTTTTAATTGAGTTCTATTAAACTCAAATACTTTTTCTTGATAACGTGAGTTACCATTAATTTGTGTTGACTTAACAACTTCCCTTTTAGGTTCGTAATTAAGAAAATGACGCTTTTGATCATCATAGCTAATTAAAATACCTCTAGGATTTGCCAAAATTGTTTTGTTTGGATTCATATAATTGATTTAAAAATTAAAGGGCTCATTTTACTGAGCCCTTTATTGTTGAGAATAAATAAAAATTACAGATCTAAAACTGCGTCACGTTTTTTAACAATGGAAGATGTTAATTCACGTTGAGCAGCTTGAACTTCACGAATTTCATCAGCATTTGTATGATGAATCACTTCGTCTTCAATTTTAGTATTTGTTGTATAAAATGACCTTCTATAAATTGGTTGATCATCATAACGACAAATAACACCAGTGTCACCAGCCACTTTAAGATCACGATCAGCATTTTCCATATTAAACGGAATAAGTGATTCAACTATTACAATTTTACCAGGAATTTCTTGATTTGCTTTATAACTAAGCTTTTGCAAATCTTCAATTTTACCTTTAATAAAACTTGATCTTTTAGCTGTCTTTAACCAACCTGTGTCACTAATTACAGGTGCCACTTGTTCTACACGAACATATCCATATTCAGGATTGTTTTTGAAAACGCCTATTACATTACCGTTTTCATCTGCTTTTACTACTACTTTAGAGTACATTTGAGTCTAAATTTGAGTTAAAATAAAAAAACCTCTGAAAATTCAGAGGCATGTCTAAAAAAATGAGTAGAATTTTAATCTTCTACATTAAAATCTGCGTCTAGGGAACTTATTTTATCATTATCCTTCACATCAGGTAATTCTACTGGTAGTATATCAATCTCATCTTCTGGAGCTTGTTTAGATAATACTGAACCAAACCAAGGATTTTCTTGCACTTCCCCATAGTTATAGGCAATAAGATACTCAAGCTCTTCGTCAGTCATTTCTACGAATTGCTCAGTACTTATTTCTATAACTTTACCGTTTGGTAGTTGATATAACACTTTTATTTATTTACATATAAAATTAATCATATGTATTAAATAACAATCAACTACATATAAATAGTACGGATAATAAAGCTATAACTTATTTTTCTTGCTTTTAGAATGTGTTAAATCATGCATTTTCTTTTTCCAAAATGCATTTGTTTTATTAATATGCTCTTGTTTTTCTGTTAATTTTATACCACATTCATGAAGCATACCTTTTAAATGTTGTATCTCTTTCTCTAAATTTGCTATCTTCTTCTTACCAAATAAATCCATAATTAGTTTTTAATCTTATTATACAAACCTGAAAATCTACCACCCATATTTGGATTACCTTCTCTTTGTAATTCTTTAAAATTAATTTCTTCTGACTTTATTGATCCATCTTCTTCAATAGACATTTTAGATCTTTCAATTTCAAAAATATTACATTCATTTACATCTTCAGATTCAATATTGATAATGATAACTTCTGCTTTTATAGGAAGATCATCCATTTCTATATCATTTTTTGGATTTTTATCTGACATTTTCATCCAAGCTTCTGCTGACCAAGCAACTCCCTTAATAATAAACTTTTCTTTTATATCAGTTACAGCCTCGTTTAAAAGAAATTCTACAAAGAAGTCTTTACCTAGTCCTGTTTCTAATAATTTACCTGGTATTGGTACATGCACAATAGCAGGTCTTTCATCATAATCTTCTGCATCTTTTTTAAATTCACAAAAAAGAGCTACATGTGCAAATAAATCACCTGATTCTTTGAAATATCTTTTGATATTATCAATATAGGTGTCTTTTAGTTCTATGAATTCTTCTTTTGTCATAGTTAATCATTTAAATAATTAATTGTTTCTCCTGTCTTGAGATTTCTCACTCTATAATCTTTACCAAATTTGTCATCATACCATCCCGTCATAAGATCATTTTTATGATAAGCTTTTGCAACTTTTATAAATTGATCTATTGATTGTATAGCAGACTTAGATGTATGGAATTTATTACTATATGCAATAGATCTCCACTCTTCTGAATATACATCAGATCTATACCATTTCTTAGGGTATTTATTATATTCTTCTAATGACTTCCACTTATATTCTACAATCCATTCTTTGGATTTTTTTTTACCTGGTTTACTTACAGGCTTATCTTCTTCTAGATATTTTTTATTTTTCATAAAATAAAATTAAAATAAAAGCCCCAATGTAGAAACATCAGGACATACCTTGCTTGCTATATGAAAATTAAGTGGACCTGAGGGGAGTCGAACCCCTGTCCAAACAAATCACCTGTAATACCATTCTTACATGCTTAGTCAAGAGATAGCTTGACAACTATTGTACTAAAGTAAAGGATGAGCTTTACTTTTGCACCGTATGAGGAACTAACCAGCGGTTAGAACAGCTCCACCACCTAGATTCTAATATTATTAAAGTCCTAATAATCCAGGAAATTTGGGACTATATACTATTTTCTGTTCCAAGGTATAGCTACCCGTCTAATTAAGCTAATTCAAGCTCAGAACACTCAAGCTCTGCAAACAGAGACTCAACAGTGTAATTAGAAAGCTCAACGTTAGAGTTGTCTTTTATTGTTTGACAGATTGTTTGACCTCTGCCAGGCCTTGCATGTGATACTACCTGTTCTTTGCTGTCAATACCAGGCAGGCCCATAATTTCAAAAAACGTATTGGATCAATTTCAGTTTCCTGTTTTACTCGACTATCTCACTTCTCCATAGGAGCTCTTCCAGTGATGCTTTACGATGGCGATGATCCAAATGTTTTGTGTCAAGACAGGATTTGAACCTGCATGTTGCGCCTTACTCATAACTGAGATGATGCACTTCTGTTCAGCGTCTACATTCCGCCACTTGACTAACCAAAATTAGTACTAACCCCTTCATTAATCATAACTTACTAACCAAAACTTTTTTTAATTGTTTTGAATTGTGATTAAATATTAGTACTAATAATAATTTAAGAACTCATTCCTAACATTTTATTTCTATAAGCAATTGCTTCTTTACGCTTAGAGAAAAATTTAGAATAGCGTTTACCATTTCTTTGATAACGAACTCTGTAGGAACTACCTTCCTTACAAATGTTTTGAGTTACATACTTGTACATAAAAATTGGTTTTATGTATCAAATATAGGCAACTTTTAATAAAAAACAAAATGTCTATGCTGAGGACTATAGTTCTTTGTTATCTGCGGAGGATCACATTACTACTGAGTCTTCGTGTTTTCCCAGGCCTATTATGATCATGTCAAGGACACTACTAACTGGTCATAGTACATCCGTGGCGTCACGTCAATACACTATAGGCTCTCAACATCAGACAATAACTAAGAAGGCCTGATCCACTTATAATAGCTCAAATAATCGTTACAAAACATTATCTGGATATTATATTGGGGCCTTCTAACAATTATTTTAATATAACTGTTATAGAACTGTTAAGATTACCTCTTAATGTTCTTGATATAATTCCTTTATCTTTTAGAGATTTGATGATTCTCTTAATTGTAGAATGATCCACTCCACATTCTGCAGCAATTCTATTTATTCCTACATATAGCTCATTAGTTTTACTATTAGCATATGTACATAAATAAGAATATATTGCTTTTTCTCTTAAGCTTATTTCAGGATCTCGCATAACATCATATGTTACCATCCCAAAACCTTTTTCAATTCTACTCATACAACAAAGTTAAAAAATAAGAGGCTTAACCCACCTCTTGTGATACCCAGTAACTAGTCAATTGTAGCAGATTAAATCTCTACATATGGTAGTATACGCATAAATGCAGCCCAGGCTTGGGAGTGATTGAATATCCACCATTACAGGGTGTTCATCCCTGATTAGCTAGAATCCTGTCGTAGCACACACCCATGGTTGATCAGTCCTAAGTTGCAATGGCTTAGGGTAAGGATGTACCCATCTAGCAATAGCTAGCTCAGCTTCTTTAGAAGTTAACAGTAAAATATAATTTACCATCTTCATTATTAATATTCCAACTTTCAATAGGTATTTTAAATTGACCCTTTTTAACAGATAATCTATTAACTAACCTTTTGTCAGTTTTGTTATTTATACGTTTTGTTAAAGTGAGATATTTAATATAAACAGCATTATAAGATCTTTCAAATTTTTCTGAAAATTGTTTTAATGCTGCAATCTTTTGTTGCTTAGTTGGGTAGTTTGCAATACTTTTTAAGTGTGCAATTTCTCTACTTGTATAAAATTTTAATTTAGTTGCCATTTTTTTAATTTAAAATTGAGGTTTAATTGTTAACATTGATGTGCTATCACGATACTGATAACACTCGTAGATTTTTTTGTTACTAAGAATAATTAAATGCATTTTGTAACTATTAGTTATCTTGGTATTATAATTAATTACCGTTTTATTTTTACTAATAAGCTTACAAAATTCATTAATTGTTTTTTTCAAACCAAAAGGTCTAATTGATAAAGTAATTATCGCATTGTTTTTAAACTTTTTAATTTGCTCTCTAGCGTTTAAAATGCTACAACAAAAATCTAAATCATATATTGTATCATCTTTAACTGGCGCATTTAATATATCTTCAAATATTACAGTTGTAGGTATAATAGGTTTAAAATCAAGCACTTGATTAATAATTTGCTCATTATTATTTTCATATATATGTGCTTGTTTAATTCCCATTTTCTTTATAAAAAGTAAATAACTAGATATATTTGGACCTGCTAAACCAATAAGTTTTTTAAACTTACGCATTTTAAAATCTTTAAAAACAATGTTTTGAACTACTTTTTTGTGAAATGATGATTCATAAGTAGTTTTAACCATTGATTTTAAGATTATCTATATGAACATTTTGTCTACCATACTGTGAACTAACATTTAGTTCATTACACCATTTAAAGAAATCTTTTTCATTCATTGGTCTTTCTTTTAATGGTTTTAAAGGGGGAAGTTTCTCCCCCTTTATTCTTTCTCCAAAAAGAATTGTTCTTATCTTATTTTTCATATAAGAAAACATTTTAAAATGATTCAATAAGTGGAAGCAATTCAAGTGCTTCTTTATAAGACTTAGCCCAAATACGATAACCATCTATAACCCACATTGACTTACCATTCTCAAGATTAACTTGAGCTGGTGGTGGTTCTAACTGATTATCATCTTTAGATAAATCAAAATAGTTTGGATTATCATTTTTTGATAAATTAATCATAATAAATAAATTAATAAGGTTTATTAATACGTTTTTCCATATGTTTCCAGCTTTCTTTGCCTTTGCAGCCGTAGCCCTTACTACTATTTCTGGGATAACTTACACGTAAGCAAGAAGAAAAAGAAACAATAACTAAAAGAAACAATAAAAGCTTTTTCATAACTAATTAGTACTTTTTTTGAAAAAATTGTCTTGTCTTTCAAGTTCATCCATTCTTTGCATAATATGTTGCACACCTTCCAAACTACCTTTGGTCATTACATTAATAGTAATAAGATGTGCTCTTACAGCAAGAGATCTAAACAAGTCATCCATTTCTTCTTCTGATTTATTAAGAAGTTTTGCTTCTTTAAACTCAGAAATAGATTCTTCAAGTTGTTCAATAAGAACTTCACGCGGTGTGATTGTGGCAAGCATTAGTGCCAAAGACTGATTTGCATTACTCATAAAAAATGATTTTATAGCTCAAAAATGCCCCCTAAACATAGTATTAATACATATATATGCTATGTTTAGGGTGCAGAAATGAGCTCCGTTTAAAAAGAATTTGGTGTTTTCTCTCTTACGAGCTCTCAGGTGACACCCAACCTTCGTACTTACTTGTTAAACTTTCCTGCAGGATACCAAACACCACAGCCACTAGGCGATGATGACTCTACTTTATATCTCATACAAGAACTTAAAAAGATAATAACCATTAAAGATAATACTATTTTTTTCATAATTTTTCACTTAAAGAATTAATTAAAAATTTACGTTTTTCTTGTAATTGCTTTTCTTTCCATCTGTTAACATCTATTTGCAGATATTTAACATCTTCCAACATAATGTGGAAATCTTTATACATTTTGCAATACATATGTCTAGCAGATTTCATTTTAGGAGTTTTAATCTCCACAAAGTAATTACGACCTATGTTCATATAATAATCATAGGTATCTAATACAAATTGTTTAGGAACATTGAAGGTTGTCCTATAACCTACAAACCGTCCTAGATCATCTAAGACGGTTTGATAGAATTTGTTTTGTATAGTCATATACTTTATTGTTTTATTTCTTCAATAATTACACCAATCATACATATATAGAGTGTCCAATATATCACTGAACCACCCCAAAATGCTCCTGATTGAAATATATCATGTGGTTTAAAAGCAAAACCAGTTAAAATAAAGCCAGCCCAGACTAACAAAAAAGGCAGCGCTGCTAATGTCAGCGCCACCTTTAGTTTTTTACTAATTTTCATATGCAAATAAATTTTTAAGTTTTATAATCTATCGCCTATCCAATAGCCAAAACCAATAACATGGTTAAGATTTCTTGTTCTAAGTCCAAATTTCTTAAAATCAAATGCCCATAAGCAAATGATTCCTACGATTATGAATAGCAATAACATATAAACCCAGTAAATTGGAAGAAAAATAAGGTATTTCATAACTTTTTATTTTTGTTCTTTATAAGAAAGAAAATAAAGTGCGCTTGTTAAATAACCTGCTAAACTAATTGTACATATAACAATTAAACTAGTTTTGTTAGCGTTTAAGAAACAAAAGCACAAGAAAATCATAACTGTCGTTAAAATAGCTAGTATAATTGAACTAGCTAATAAAATTGTTTTACTCATAAAATTGTTTTTATTCGTTGTCTTTTAATAATAGTTTACCAATATCGCCTGCTTTATTATATGGAATCTTACCAATAGGTCTACCAAAATCTTCTATAAGAATATAATTATCTTCCATAGTGAGTTGATATTCACATTGAGGATAAATAACCCAAGTTGTGTCTTTTGGTATTTCGCCTGATTTTAAGAACAATGCAATTTGTTCAGGTTTAAGATCTACATATAAATCATCAGATGGAAAAACAATATTCCATTTATCTGTACTATCAGATGGATAGATCAGATATTCTTCGTCATCTAAATAAACATCAGAACGATCTCTAACAGCACAAGTTGTGTCAATGTCAGAGTTAAATGTCATAAATATCAATGCTATTACAGCAGATATTACAACTACAATTGTTAAAGCCAAATAAAATCTTTTCATTTTAAAAATTTTTAATAGTTAAGCAATAAGGAAATATATATAATAGACAATAAGTGTATACACCTATTGGAATTAAAAAGTAATAGCGTAATGACAAGATCTATTGCTATTGTGCATTGACTTACATTATAGTTAGTAATGTAATCTGTCAACCAGCTTGTTAAACTGTTCAATGCTTATGCCTGTTAGTCATCATCAGAACTAACACTGTTTGACCTTTTGGGTCTTCATACGATTATTCTATCCATCTGTCTACGAGATAGCAAGTCTCTAAACTTCAGGATGATATATATCCACTGCTGCAACAGCTTCAACATATCCTCTTGCGAGACACTTTGAGTTTTACCCCAAGATGTTTGGCACTACTAACCTGTATGAATGGGATTAAGGGATTGCGCCCTCTTTTGCAGACAATTATTTTTATTAATTGTAGGATTTTTCGCTTTGATAGGTTATTCCCTAAAGACCTATCTTTATAGACAACTACAATGAGCTTAGCGGCTCATCTCTTTATCTATAACACTGGAACTTTTAGACCTCGCTAAAGGCTTTGTGGTTCCCACATCATTGTGTTACTCCTCGCGCAATGAAGCACTACTAATAACAGCTGTGTTTTGTATATAAATAAGTGTAAACACTTATTCCCAAGTTCAGCATCTTGGTTTTAATTCCTTACAACATAGGAATAAAGAACTAGATGTATTGCTACACCTAGTTCAATATTTTAATAAACTAAAAACATTCTTCAGACACAGGAAGTAAACCCTGTTTACGCATTTCATCCATTACATAAGCATTAAGCTTGTCGGTAATCTTATTAACAACACCATCTCTAACATCTTTGAACGGGCTGTTAGGTTCAATCATATTAACTTTACCAACACAATAGAGTATTTCATTTAACTCTTTAATAGACATTTTCATAATATATATGATTTAATTGGTTACTAATTAATCTCAAAGCACAAGTTGTAGCCCCACACCTTTGGCGATGTTTTACAAGCTGTCATCTAAGTGACAGTAGGTTTACAGATTATACCCCTCTAGAAGGATATAACCAACTACAACTGTGCAAAGAGTTACTCTCTTATTGAGATTCTTTTAATTGTTCACGATAACCTAAATAGGCTAAAAATGAACCAACATAACCTAAAAGAGTCATACCACCTATAATACATAGGTTAATAGTATCAACTAATAACCCTGAATCAGCACCTAAATACAGCACTGCAGATGATATAACAAACAATACAATAGCATAAATTAACAAGAAGTTCTGTTTCATATATACAAGTTTAATTGGTTACAAAATTAAAAAGCGTGTGGACTAATCACACGCCTTTCTACGAATTTTTACTTATTAGTCAAGTGTGGCCATAGTGTCGCGAGCACTACTATTTCTCTCTGCAGAGAGTTACCCCCTGTACCACTTGGGTTTGTATTATTTAAATGTCTAACAAGTTCAGTGCATTACGACCACTAAGAATATAGTCCTTGATAATAGTAATAGAATCAAGAAACGCATCCTCATCAGTGCAAGCAACTAAATAAGCGTCATAACTAACACCTATTACAATCTGTTCAAGCAACACATACTCTCCATTCTCTCTACCCATAACCCACAGTTGATCACAACTAACTGCTAAGTAATACTTGTATTCACTAGCAGATTCTAAACACTTAGTACCAGGTTTAATTAGAACCATAACATAAGATTTATAGCGATCTAATGCCCACACAAATAAATAAATGTGAGCATTATACGCAGGTTAAAAAAAGTAAAGTGTGTGTCTGTCAATAAAACAAACACACACAAATAATATCAAATTGCTTTTTGGTCGTATGACGCAACGCAGATGAAGCATAACTGCGTTAGAGATCACGCATTGCGTGTCTCTTCTGCCAATACTATTAAGTCTTTAACAGTCTTAACAATAGTAACAGTTCCGTCAGCAAGAATAGTTGCTAACATAATTCACTAAGGATTAATATATGAACAGAGAAACAGTATAAACAATTAAAAAAAATATGATCTGAGAAACTGTACGCACAAATAAAAAAAACACACACGCAGTATGCGTGTGTGTTGTTACGATGCTATGGTCACATTACTGACCAAGCAACGCCATCAAGCTGTCTGCATCATCCACGATGCTAGTAGAAATCTCGAAGAACGGTCTTTTCACACCGTCTCTCTCAACGATTTCAAGAATAGCACGCACATTTTGACCGACTGCAATAGCAGACTTGTTCTCTCCCAAAGTGCGTTGAGCAAAGTAAGTCTTGCCCACGAGTGGGCCATCAGTAAACTCAACTGTTGCTGTCAAGTACTGCTTACCATTGGATTTAGTCTTTACTTCTTCAAGGATGGAAACAATCTTTGCACCAAAAACTTTCGCTGTCATAACATTACGATTTAAGAATTAAGTGGTGTAACATCGGGGTACACCATATCCCCCAAACGAAGTAGGGGTCAAACCATCAATACCCCACAACACACTCTAATATAGTAGTGGGGGGTTATACACAACATGTGTAAAAATCAAAAAATTTAATTGAGGTATTCTAAATAAATTTGGAAAGTTTAAACATTTAAAGTATATTATATTATGAATCAAATGGAATTAAGGTATTTAAAAGATGACGCAGGAGAAGATCTTTTGTCTCATTACAGAGTAGTTAAAGATAGGTTTGATCAAGAGGTGGGGGTTCCTGTAATAGATGTAAGAGACGGGCTAGCTTATAGAATGGCTGCTATGGAATTAGAGAGATCTTCTAACAAAAGCAAGCATATTAACTACAGTAATTATCACGAGTCAAAACGTAAAACCAAACATATATGAAAAGTATGATTCACAGATGTAAAGTGCATTGTTATACAATGAGCTTAATGGAAAGAGAAGCTATGGGTATTAAAGATGATCCAGGTAAATGGCTTCCATTTGCTATTGATATGGGTATAATTACCACTATTAAAATGGCAACAGATAATAGAGATGAGGAGTCATTTAATTGTGCTGTTATATTTACAACACAAGGAGAGACGTTTATTTTAGATACACCATATGAAGAGATGGTAGCTAAATGGACTGATTATATAGATAGTACTTTCTATCAGTTTGGTGATCAAGAGCCACCAAATCTTTTACCAGGCGATGATGATATAGATCTTTAATTATAAAAACCCACAATTATGTCAGAAGAACAAAAAGTCCCAACCAAAGAAGAGTTAATCACTTTTCTTAACGAGCAAATTGAAGTTAAAGAAGTACAAGTTAAACTTCAGAATTTGAACACCACTTTAGCAAAAGGTAGAGCTGAAGAACTTCAGGCTTTAAACTTTATTGCAAATCTTACCAACCCAAGTCAAGATGTTCCACGTGGAACACCACATAAACTCACTGAAGAGGATTTAGAAAATAATCCTGAGCTTGTTGAGGCTGGTTTAAAAGTAGGAGATGAAGTACTTAAATCCGAAGAACCAGTTGAAGAAAAGAAATCCAGATCTTTGAAAAAGTAAGAATATGTCCCCCCTCTATAAGTTAAAAGACTACAAAGAAACTTTTAAATTTGAGAGAGAACACCCACCTGCTTTAAGATGGGAACCTTCCTATAAAATGTACATGTTCCATGAAGATGAAAAAATTCAGGGAATATGGCTTAGAGATAAGAATGAATTAGTGGGTGAAATAGTATTAACATGGCAATCAGATAATGTTGTACATGTAGAAAGTTTCACAGTACTACCATCTCATAGATCTAAGGGGTTAGGTCATGAACTTGTAAGATTAGCTGTAGAGTGGGGGACTAATTCTAATTATAAGTATTTAACTGGTGAAGCACGTAAAGGTGCTAGCTGGAAAGTGTTTCAAAACTTTGGTGGTGAAGAAATACTCACTTACCAAAACTGGGGTGGAACAAAAGAAGATTATGTTTTTTTTAAAATTGATTTGTAATGGCTGTAGTAAATCAAGTAGATAAGAAGGTGATGATTGACAAAAAGGAGATAGTAAAATATCAAATTGTCACACATTGTTTTTTATCATACGTACATCTAAGTGAAGCTGAATTAGATTGTTTAACATATTTAGCAATTAATGGTGAGCAAGAGCTCACTACATTGTGTAATATTATACACGATAGAAAAATATTTTCATCAGCTCAAAGTGCTAGAAACTGTTTAACAAAACTAGAAAAAAAAGGAATGATTGTAAAAGAAGGAAAGAACAAAAAGAAGATTGCAATCAACCCTATATTAAATGTTCATTCTAAAGGAAACATTCTTTTAAATTTTAAATTTTTAAGTATTGAACCCAAAGAAAGCTAAAGATCTTATTAAACCAACAGCTGAGATAACATTACATAGTGAAGATTTAATAAATGCTGTTGTATCTTTTTATTGGGCTGAAGTGAGAAAAAGTTTATCAGGTTTAAAACATTCTAGAATACATATAACAAACCTTGGAGATTTTACAATTAAGCATTGGAAAATTGAAGATAAAATAAAATCTCTAGAAGCTTGGGAAGAAACAAATAAACAAAAAGGTTTACAACAAATAACAGCTAGATTTAAAGTGGCTGAAAATCTTTTTGATTTAAAAAATTTAAACAAACTTATACAAGAAGAAAGCCAGAGAAAAGATTTTATTAAACTACATAAAACTAAAGCTAATGTCAAGTCTAGGAAAAAACATAATAAAGATATGGAAGAGCAAGGGAGCAATTCTTGAAGGAATTACCAACTCTATATTTAAAAGAGAAGATGTAGAAGAAATTGCACAACACAGAATGCAGATTTGTCAAGAATGTGATCTTCTAGATGTGCAAGGTGAAGGATGTATGGTGCCAGGAACCCAGCCGTGTTGTAATGAAAAGAAAGGTGGTTGTGGATGTAGTCTTAGTTTAAAAACTAGGGCTCTAAGTTCTGATTGTCCTCTTGGTAAGTGGGAAGCTATTCTTACAGAAGAAGAGGAAGATAAACTAAATCAAAAATTAGGTTTATGAGTATACTAAGATTTTTACCAGAGAAACATAAATATATAAGTGAAGATGGTACTGATTGGCTTAGTGTTACAAGTTTTATATCTAACTTTAAGCAACCTTTTGATGCTGATACAATAGCTGCTAAGTCTGCTAAAAGTAGAAAGAGCAAGTGGTATGGAATGACACCTGAAGAAATTAAAGCAGCTTGGAAAGCTGAAGCTAATAGAGCAACAACACTTGGAACATGGTATCATAATTGTAGAGAAACTGATATATGTTCTTTTGAAAATATGGAAAGACATGGTAGTACAATACAAGTGTTTAAACCCATCGAAATTGATGGGATTAAACATTCACCAACACAAAAGCTAACAGATGGTGTCTATCCAGAACATATGGTGTATTTAAAATCTGCTGGCATATGTGGTCAATCTGATTTAGTTGAAGTGGTAAATGGTGTAGTACACATCACTGATTATAAAACTAATAAAGAAATTAAAGTTGAAGGATATACTAACTGGGAAGGTGTCACTCAAAAAATGTCTCCTCCTGTCAGCCATCTTGACGATTGTAACCTTAATCACTATACTTTGCAGCTTAGCATGTATATGTTTATTATTCTTAAGCATAATCCTAAGCTTAAGCCAGGTAATATTACAATCCATCACATTCTATTTCAAGAAGCAGGAAGAGACCGTTTTGATAATCCTATATCTGCTCTTGATACTTCTGGCAATCCTATTGTCACAGATGTAGTGCAATACGATCTACCTTATTTAAAAGAAGAGGTTACATCTCTTATAAACTGGTTAACAGATAATAGACATAAATTAAAACCAAAAACATAATGTGGTTTGACGTAATAAAAATGTTTGTGACAATAGCACAACATAAAAAAGAAACAGACATAGAGCAAAGAGAAAGAGTGTCAAAGCTTTACTTACAAATGTCTGAGTTATTAGCAGATGCTGCAAAAGACTTATCACAAGATGTATATCCACAAGGTAAGTGTGCTACAATGTGGGCACTTGCAGAAAATCTTTTAGACTATCTTAAAGATAAAGTGAATAGTGAAGACTTAAATATGATTAGTGGTTTATTAGAACACTCGTCAAAACTTGAACTTGAATATGCAAAGCGTAAAGAACCTGAAGCAATAAAGTATTTATTTGATGCAGCAGGAAGACTTCACGCATTATCAATTTTATATTCTGTATAACATGGAACAAGAAAAAATACCTACACTTGCTGAAGTGCTAGATGCATTTGATGCAGGTACATTAGATATGACACAACAAGCTCGTAAGTATTATATGACAGAGCGTGATAAAGCTATGAATAAAGTGAGTTGGATACACAATCTTGATTTAAAAAATCAATCAATATTGCGCGGCATGTCTAATCAATCAGCTAGAAGAGATCTATTAAAAAATAATAGTCTTATATGATGTTAGAATTTAAAAATCCCATGCCTGTTATAGTAGAAGGTAATAAAGAAGGGTATGCTATATATGTAACTAATGGTGGGACATTTGAAAATGATATATGGTGTGTTGTTTTATGTGATGGAGGTCATGTAAGACATTATAGAAGTGATCAAATTAAAATACATTTTAACGCGACTCTTGATTTAACAAAATGACAAACAAGTTAAAAATAGGTGATAAACTTTTAATAACTTGTGATAGATTAGGAACTAAATTATTATGTCATGTTAAAAAAGGAGATATAGTTGTAGTTACAGGTTTTTCAAATGATGGTAAAATATTATATCATCATAACTCACTAGCACTCCCAGTTAATAGTGACATATATATAAAATTAAAAGATGATCAGATTATTTGATATACAAAATGGAAAGGTGGTAGTAACAGAACATTGTTATACACTTAAATTTTTAAAGGACATAATGGATGAGTTTCCAGATGAGTATTTAAAAATATATGCTTATTTGTTTTACATGACTTGTCCTAGTCCAGATGTAAACCCTTTTTTTGATGTACCAGAACATGAAAAAGAAGAACTTATTCTTAAAGAAATTGACGTTGACTTTTCTACTGATGAAGATTGTATTGTTAATGGTCTTAAAATGTGTAAAAAGTTATACGAAACACCAACGTACAGAGCTTATGCTGGTATCAA